GCGTCCGCGTTCGTCACGACGACGTGGTGGTCGCCGGGTTGCGCGTCTGCGGCAATGGAGACCGCGCTCCCCGTGTTGGTCAGCGAGATGCCCGAGCCAGCCGCGAGCTTCGCCGCGAGGTAGTCGGGCGAGGTGTCCGAGCCGTCCACCGCCGTCTTGTGGTCGCCGGGCTGCGTGGGAATGTTCGCCGGGGTCCAGGTGGTGCCGTTGGAGGTGAGCACCTGCCCCGCCGTGCCCACTCCGAGCCGTGCGGGCTCGCCGCCCGTCGCGCCCACGATGAGGTCGCCCTCCGCTTCCATAGGGTTCGCCATGCCGCTGTCCGCGGTCGTCACCTTGACGTTTTCCCGCGTCCACACGGTCGCGCCCTGCGCGTCCAGGCACGTCAGCCGGTACGCCGTACCGGCGCGGAGACAGAAAACCGCCTCCCCCGCCGTGTTCAGCGTGACGGACGACCCCAGCGCCGTCCCGTCGGGCGAGAACAGCGGCGCGGGAACGTCGGACCCGGCGAAATACGCCAGCACGCGCCCGTTCGCGACGGGCTGTCCGGCGTCGTCCAGGATTTGCGAGGGAAAGAACGGAGGGTACGCGACGACCATATTGGCTACCTCGAAATGTCGAAAATGACGTCAATGTCCACGGTCGGGGACGCGCTGGAATTCGGGTCCAGCTCCACGCCTCCGGTCGGGTCCGTCGAATGATGGGTCGCAACGTAGCCCTGGGGACAGGACGCGACGAAACAGCCCGACGCACTGATGACTGTCCCGTTCGACGACACGCCGCAGAACATGCCCGTCCGGAACGGGCCGCACGGGTCGTTCGGGTCGGCGCCCAGGACGCGGAAATGTCCGCGCGTCTGCGGCCAGTAGGTCGACGTGTTTTCCAACGACGGGAGCAGGACCTGTGGTTCGTTTCCTTCAATCAGTACGCGGTACATGTACTGGTCGTTCGTCACGCCGTCAATGTCGATGAGCTTGTTCCCGGACGGGACCGCGCCGTCCGCCAGGCGGTTCCCGCAAAAATGGACGTAGCCGGGCGCGCCGACGAATTTCACGACCTCGGAGAATTCGCAGTTGTACACGGTGAAGTCGCCCTGGCCGAACGAAACGGGTTTCCCGCCCAGGAACGCGCAGTCGTGGACCACGGCGACCGTCTTGTTTGCCCCCGACGGGTCCACGTAGAATTTCGTGTTGAACGTGCAGCCGTCCAGCTCCACGGCGACCTGCCCGTCCGCCGTGGCCGTGAACAGCGCCGCCGACACGTCACCGGCGAACGAACAGTTGCGGAACGTCGCGGACGCGGGGCCGTCGATTTCCAGCCCCAGCCCGGACGACGCCGGGTCGGACAGCGTGAATTCCACGCCGTCGGCCGTGAAGTTCCCCGTGACGTTCGCGGGGGCCGTGAACACGATGGCGCCGTTGCGCACGGCGGTGTTCATGGGAACGCTGGGCGTCGCGTACAGGCCCAGCGCCGCGGTGTTCGCGGTTTTCCCTTCCATGTCCAGCGCGGCGTCCCGGTGAGCATAGGCGACGGATTGGAACGCGGCGTTGCCCAGCGTCCCGTCGAAATGCACTGCGCGCAGGGCGCCCCAAATCGAGACGGTCACGCGCGGGTACGTTCCGTTCGCCCAGCCCGTGCCAAACACGGGGCCGTCGCCGCGGACGGCGTTCAGACCCATTGCGATGGTGTCGGCGTCGGCGGACAGCAGGCCCCCGGCAGTTTGGAGCGTGACGGACACCCAAACGTGAGTGTTCGTAGCCAGCGTCCGGTCCGCGTCCACGGTCAGGACGATGGGCGAATAGGTCCCGCCCAGGCGGTCCAGCGCGTTGGCGTCCACGTCCGACGTCCGGAAATCCGACAGAACCCGGAGCGTCCCGTTTTCGTCCTGGTCCCACGCCAGCGCGGCGGCGTCCTTCGCCAGGCGGTCGAACCGCCCGATGGTCAGCACCGGGTCGGCGGTCACGGTCAGCGTGTAGCCGCCCGAAACCAGCGTCCCGATGGTCAGGTCGTTGTCAAAGTCGGAATTCGTGTTTTTCGCCAGCGTCAGGGACGCCAGCGTCGTGGCCGCGGACGTGTGCAGCATGGCGTCGTGGTCGGAGGCCAAAACGACGTTCTGCCCAGGGTACCGGGTCAGGTCGGCGTCCGTTCCGTTCCAGGCCGTGAGGACGGTTCCCGCGTCAGCCGTGGCCGCGAAATTCACGCGGACCGCGTAGCTGGACGCCGCGTCCTCGAACGCACCCGTCTTTTCGATGGCCCAATGGCCAGACAGGTTCAGCGTGTACGCCCCCGCCGTCGCCTTGAACGTCGCCCAGTCAGCGAACCGCGCGCTTTGGAGCGTCACAGAACCCGACGAAACCGTGTAGATTCCGTCCGGGAAATACAGGGCCACGGCGTTGGCGTTCGACCAGCTGGCCGCGGCGGCGATGTTCGACGTGACGTCGGCGCCGTTCGTCAGGGCGCCCCAAACGCGAACGTCGACCTCTCCCCCGCTATGCTTCAGCAGCCAGCGCCCCCCGGCCGCGGAGTTCAGCACGGCCCCGCCGTCGTCGACCAGCGACGAATACTGGTCGCGGACGTAGAACCGGACGCCAATGTCGTCCGTCGCGCTGGAGTAGCCGCGAACGGCCACGATGGCGTCCACGGCCTCCGCGGCGGTCAGCGCGCGCAGCTCGTCCACGGTGTCGACCGAATAGACGCTCCCCTGCCCGGACGGTTCCAGGCCGTCCTCCAACCAGGAATCGACCAGGTTCCATTCGGCGCCAGGGAAATCCTGCAGGTCGTTGGGGATGGTCGACGACGCCGTGACCGGCGCGTACTGGCGAATTTCAGCGGGGCCGGGGCCGAGAAACTTCTGCGCCAGGCGCCCGTCCGAACCGGTCCGGTCGGGGTTTGCCGCCGGGGTGGTCAGGTCGGCGTCGGCGTACCAGGTCCGGAGCGTGTCGGTCCCGGGATTGTAGCATGCGACCGCGTAGCCGACGGCCAGATGGCCGTTGTGGGTGAACAGCGGCCCAAGCGGGAACGTCAGCGAACGCAGCGCCATGTGGTTAATCCTCCGGGAACGGGTCGTCGTGGTCGGGCTTGCCGAACACGATAGCCACGGCGCCGGGCTTGCCGTGCTTGCCGTGGCCGTGCTTTTCGCGGCGCTCCTCTTCTTCCGGGAACGGGTCGTCGTCGGCCATGCGCTGGTCGCGGTTCAGCGCGCGGTCGTAGTAGTGAATGTCGTCGCGCAGGTGGTCCTCGACCAGGTGCCGGGCCGTCTCTTCGTCGGCCCAGGGGTGTTCCCGCTGTTCCTGTTCAATCCATGCCGACATGTCGCGTTCGTTCATGTTTGGTTCTCCTGTTCTGGTTTCTGTCTAGTTCACGGCGAACCCGCCGACGTCGGGACGGGGCCGCCAGCCGGTTTCGCGCCAAAGGCGCTTTTCGAGTTCGGTCAATTCCTCGGGCGGTTCGCTGTCGTCGGGCTGCAGGAACGGACCCGGACGGGCCGCCTGGCGCGCGGCCGCGCTGGCGGTCGTTTTCGCCGTGGTTTTGACGACGGGGTTCTCCGCCAAGCCGTTCATGGCGCGGCGCATGGGCGACACGTCGGGCGCCAGGTTCGACGGCGTTTTCGGAACGTACGGCGCGACCTGTTCGCCGGTCGGCAGCCCCTCGCCCTCCGCCAGGCGCAGATATTCGTCCATGTCGGCCCAAAGGGATTTAGGCCCGATTCCCTGGTCGGCCTCCGCCATTTTGCGCGCGGCGGAGTACTGGCGCTTCAGGCGCGCCAGCTTGCGCCAGGACATGTTCGCGTTGCGGCCGAACGCGGAACCTGCCTCGCCTGCGCCGCCCATGCGGGAACCCAGTTCGAGGATTTTGTCAATCTCCTGCAGCCGCGGGTCGTCGGCGCCGACGAGGGTGTTCAGCGCCTCGCGAATGTCGGAGCGCGCGTACCGGTTTCGAGCGCTGGTCCAGGGAACGCCGGTTTTGCGTTCCTCCGCCAGCGCGCCGTCCAGCGCCAGGTTCTGCAGGTCGTGGAGCAGCGCCTGGCCTTCCTCGCCGCCCTGCGTCAGCGCTTCCTTCAGCCGTTCGTTGAAAGCGCGGGACGACGTGAGCGCGTTCCAGAACTGTTTTTCGTTCGGCGTCGCCGGGTTCAGGAATTGGCCAAGCGCGTTTTTGTCCTCCGCGTCCAGGAATTTGGCCGCCTTGACCCGCTTTTCGTGCCAAAGCGCCGCGGCGTCGTTCGCGACGTCACCGAACCAGTCGGAGTTCGACAGAATGGCCTCCTGGTCCTTCAGGATTTCGGCCTTCACGCGACTGAAAATCCTTGACTGTTCCGGGGTGAGCTTCGCTTCTTTGTTCTTTTCCAGGTTCGTGTGGATTTTCTTGCGCAGGCGGTCCAGTCCTTCCAGGCGCTGGAGCGGGGAACCGCCGTCGTTGCCCAGGCGTTCGCGGAGCTGCTTCAAAATCTTCAGTTCCGTAATGTCCGGCGCGTCCAGGGCGTCGACGCCCCCGGCCAGGCGCATGTTCTTTTCCAGCTCCGAAATTCTGGCGTCCAGATAAGCCATTGTATTGTTCGGCGTGGAAACGCCCTTCAGCGCTTCGTCCAGCGCCGCGGCGCCTTCGGGCGTTTCGACGTCGAACCGGCCGCGCAGCTCCGCCATGCGCGCTTCGTCGGCGGCGCGCAGCGCGTCCGCGATTTCCGGGTGCTTCTCGAACGCGTTAGACAGATTGAAATGGTCGCCCAGGGCGTTCTGCTTGATTTGCGGCCATTCGCGGCGCAGGCGCTCCAGCAGTTCGTACGCGTTCGGGTCGTTCAGGATGGCCTTGAGGCGCGCGCCCAGGATTTCGTTCGCGTTCGCCCAGCGCCGCGAGAAATTTTCACCCACGGGCGACGAAATGATGGTGTTTTCCAGCTGGGCGGCGGTCCCGCGCGTGGCGCGGTCGTTGAGCCAGCCCGACGGCAAATCTTCGGGTTTCAGGCCAAGTTCGTTCAGCGCGTACCTGATGAATTCGTCCGTCTGCCCGACGGGACGCGCGGGGGCGCGGTTCATTTTGTACACGGCGGGGACGTCCTGTAGCCCGACGTCCACGGCCTCCTTCCCGGCGACGGCGCGGTCGACGGCCTTTCCCGTCGCCTCCGCGGCTCGCCCGGCGACGTCCGCGCCCGGCTTCAGCATGTAGCCGATTCCGGTCCCGAACAGGCCGCCCAGGCCCGATTCCAGCCCGGAATAGTCGTACGTCTGGTCGTTCACGCGGGACCCGAGATACGTCCCGCCTGCGTCGGTCCACGCCTGCATGGCGAACCGCGCCAGGCGGTTCAGCTTGGCGGCGTCGCCGGTCAGTTCTGCGCCCTTGAGCGCCTTTGCGGCCTTCACGGCCTTTATGGCGGCGCCGGTGCGCCCCGTGGCCATTGCAAGGCGCGCCAGCGCCAGCGGAGCCGTTTCGGGCTGGACCAGCGCCAGCGCCGCGGACGCGGCCAGGCCGGGGTCGCGGAACAGCCCTTCGGGGTTCCCGGGGTCCTTGAAATCATAGGTGTGCGTCGGGTCAATGGTCGCCAGCAGGTTCCCGACGGGGGCCGTCAGGGGCTGGAACAGATTTGTCACGGCGTCCGACGCCAGGCGGCCAAATTCCTTCAGGCCGCCGGGTTCGCGCCCGGTGCGCGCGTCCTTCAGCGCGCCCTGGACGAACGACGGCGCCAGCTTGCGCATGAGCAGGGGTTCGTTCTCTTCGATGGCGCGGCGGTCCTCCGCGGCGCCCTGCTCCTCAATCCATTGGACCATTGCGTCGCGGTCGACCTTGAATTCCGGGAGCTTCGTCCCGTCGGCGCGCGCGCCTCGCACGTATTCGTTCAGCCCAGGCAGAAACGCGTAGCCGTCTTTGAGCAGCTTCTGGAAAATGTCGTCGACGGCCTTGTCGGAAATCTCCGCGTCGTGCTGGCGGATGTGCGTTTCGTTCAGCTTGTCGAAAACGTCCCCGGCGCTCCAGCCGTTCCAAAACAGCTGTTTCGCCAGTTCGATGTAATCCAGCGTCTGGGCCATGTCGTTTCCCCTATCCTATTTTGGGCAATTCCGGGTCCGCGGATTTCCCGTCACCGCTTCCCGAACCGGCTCCGCCCGGAACCGGGTTTGGCGGGGGCGCCGCCGTTCCCGTTCCCGGGTTTCGCCGGGGCCGCGGGTGCGCTGGCGCGCGCCGCCTCCGCCGCCGGGAGGTAGGTATTCTCAATCCAGGACACGATTTCGTCGGCGCTGTTCGCGCTGTACTTCTTCGTCCCGCGGATGATGAGCAGCGAACCCGTGACGGGGTTCACTTCGACAGTAAACCCGAGTTTCTTCAGGTCGTCGGCGTAGGGCTTCACGTCGCCGCCGTTCTTCAGCGCCGCGGCGATGTTCCGGGCCGTCTGGACGTTGGCGTCGGAGTACTGGCCGCCGATACCCGTCCCGCGCTTCCCTTCGGTGTACTGGGTTTCCTTCAGCGCGAAATCCCGGTCGGCCTGGTCCAGCCGACGCTGTCCCTGGGCCAGCTGCGCTTCGCGCTGGCGTTCCCCGACGCGCTGCGTCCAGATGGTGCGCAGTTCGTCGCGGCCCTTCTTGTTCAGGCCGCGCTTCGCCGCCTCCGCCATGAGTTCGTCCAGCGAACCGAATTTGTCCAGCTCCTGCGCCATTTCCTCGACCAGGGCCAGCTGCCCCGTCGCCAGGTTCGCGGCCTCGCCGGGTTCCCCAGCCGGGGCGCGCCCTTCGGCGCCGAAATAGGCGTTCTGCGCTTCGTTCAGCGCGTCCTGCGCCATGTTGAACGTCGACAGCGCGGTTTCGTACTGCTGCTTGAACATGGGGTTCGTCCGGTCGGACGCCAGGCGCGCCTCCGCCTCGCGGAGACGGACCGCGGCGCTGTTGAACGCCGATTGCGCGCGCTCCATGCGCGACAGCGGGTTGAACATTTTGGCCTGGTACATTTCCAGCTGGGTGCGCCGGTCGAACGCGTTTTTGGCGCGCGCGTCCAGCTCCGAGGCAATGTCGGGGCGGTACCAGCGGATGGCGTCCGCCGCTTCGTACAGCTTTTCGTCGTCGTACTTGGCGCGGCGGTTCTTTCCTTCCCCAACGTACGGGTTCCAGCGTTCGCGCGCAGCGCGGTATTCGTCCCACGACGCGGCGTCCGGATAGAGCGCGTCGAACGCCTCCTGGGCGCCCCTCTTGGCCTCCGCCAGGCGGCGGTCGTGTTCGGCCTGCGCCTGCTTCGCCAGAATGGCGCGCGTCGCCTGTTCGTCCCACGCGGCCAGGTACGCGTCGCGCGCGGCGGTGTCGCCGCCTTCGGGGACCACGGGCGCCCCCTGCTGGTAGTTCGCGAACGCCGCCTGGTAGCGGTCCTCTGCGTCCTTCGAGGCGTCGAACCCGCCCATGCGCTTGGCGATTTCCGCGTCCATGTCGAATCGGTCAGCTTCGGTTTCCCCGGACCACTTGCGGTAGTCCTCGAGGATTTTCCGGGCCTTGTCCGTTTTCCATGCGTTCACGCCTGCGCCCAGGGCGTCGGACACGCGCTGGGCCATTTCCGCGGCGGACCGTTCCGGGTCAATCCCGCGGACGGTGTTCAAAATGGAGAAATCCAAAAGCGCCATTTGCGGCCCCCTTCGGTTAGCGCCCGTACAGCGCGTTCAGGACACCCGTTCCGCCGGTCAGCGCGCCGGAAATCCCGGACGCCAGCGGGTCGGCCATTTGCGAACGCATGGCGATTTTCTGCAGCGCCAGATTGCCCTGGTTCGTCAGGTTCTCGCCCTGCAGCCCGGCCTTCGTGTTGGCCAGGCCCAGCGTCGCGTTCTGCCCCATGCTGGCCAGGTTCCCCATTGCGGCCAGCTGCGCCTGGACGTTCGCGTTCGCCTGGTCCACGGCGGCGCGTTCGCGCGCGACGGCGTCGGACCATTGCCCGTATTCCTGCGTCTGCTGGCGCTGGGCCGCGTTCAGCGCGTCCTTCCATGCGTCGGAGTAGAGTTCTCCGGACCGCTTGGCGATTCCCTGCAGCGTGGCCGATGAATTGAGCTTCCCGGCGTTTGCCGCGGACCCCTCCAGCGCGCGGGTCGCCGCTTCGGTGCGCCCTTCCAGGTACGGGTCCATGAGCTTGTCGATGGCGGCGTTCAGGTCGAATTCGAACGACCCCGCGTCGGCGTAGCCCCGCAGGTTCTGCCCGAGATTCTGCGACGCTTGGCGGTACGCGCTGTAGTCGGTCCCGGCGTTTTCGGTGTACGGCGTGTACGCCTGGTCCAGCCCCTGCTGGATTCCCGCGTAGCCCTGCGCCTGTTCCTGGCGCAGCTGGTCAATCTGTTTCCCGGCGGCCTTCAGGCGCGCGTTTTTGTCCGACGCTCCGAACGCCGACGACAGGCCGCCCAGCAGGGCGCCCCCGCCAGCGGCGATTCCAGCAGCGATGAGAGGGATGGCCATTTTACACCTCCGCGAACCAAAGTTCGATTTTGTACCAGTTGTCCTTCGTGGCCGACACGGCGATGGTGTCGCCATTCTTTGCCGACAGCGGCCCGAACGGGAGAGCCGTCGGCGCGTTGGCGGAACCCGCCGCGCCCAGAGAGAAAACGACGCCGCCGGTGACGGTTCCGGGAACGGCGACGTCCAGCGTGACGGTTGCGGGCGCCCGGAAAAGCGCCTCGGCCTTCGCGCCGACGGCGTGGAACGTAACGTCCCCGACGCGCGCGCCCGAGATGGTCAGCGCGCACTTCTGCGCACCCCATTGTCCGGCCAGCGCGCGGACCACGGCGGACCAGGCGGCCTCCATGTCGCCGTCTGCGTCGGGACGCGCCCATTTCGCCGCGATTTCAATCATAGGGCCGATTCCTCCGCTGCAATGCGCAGCCCGGCGACCGTGAACGGGAAATCCTCGGAGAACGACAGCTCGACGACGAACGACCGCCCCCAGCCGCAGTTCTGCCAATGCACCGTCTGGCCGTAGTTCCCTTGACGACCGAACGACCGCCAGGACAGGTCCGCCCAGGTGTAGCCGCCGTCGCCCGACACGCGCAGCATGGCGCGCGGGTTTTGACTGTTCGGCGTCAGGTCGCCGGGGATTTCCGGCGCCAGCTCGGGGGTCGTCCCCGTTTCCATGTCGACGGCCAGGTCCCGGACGGTGACGCGCTTCAGCGCGGACCAAAGAACCGGCCCGACGCGGCGGCGGACGGCGGGTTTGTCCGCGTTCCCGGTCGCGGCGTCAATCATGCGCCCGGTTCCGTGGGTCAGCTCCGCGATTCGCCCGTCGGTCGTCCCCCAGAACAGGCGCTGGCCAAATCCGTTCACGGGGAACCGGGGCAGCCATGCGCCGTCCTCCCCCGTCGTCCAGTTGCGGCTGCTGCGTTCGTGCCAAAGCTGGGTCGACACGTCGAAAACGACGGTCAGCCCGTCGGCGTCGAACGTGAGACAGTAGAATTTGTGGCCTTCGTCCGCATAGCAGAACCCGATGGCCGCGGACGACGTTGAGGATTCCGCGATTCGGCGTTCCAGGGCGTTGGTCGAAACGCGCACGGGCTGGCGCAGCCCCTGAAGCATGTACACTGCGTTGCGCCCGGCCGCGGAGCCGCCCAACCAAAACACGCATTCGTCAATCTGGGCGACGGACGCGGGGGCCTGCGTCCCGATTTCCGACGTTGCGCCGGAAACCCAATCGAACGGGTCGTCGCCGGTGTCGGAATTCGCGCCAGGCGCCCAAATCTCGTATGAATTCGGCCCGACGATGTACAAGCGCCCATTGTTCGCGACGATTCCCTCGATGGGGTCGGCGGAGTACTGGGCGGAGTAGTATTGCGGAGCCGGGGGCGTGGTCCCGGGGATGGCGAACGACAGCGTGGCCGTGGTCCCGTTCAGGTTCGAGAACAGAAACACGTTGCGCCCCTCGCCGGGGTTCGCGTCGTTGATGACCAGGCGGGACGCGATGTACGCGACGACGGACGGGCGGACGGGCGCGCCGGACACTTCCGGGAGGGCGACGGCGGATAGCGCCAGCGCCCCGTCCGCGGCGGACAGGTCCACGACCCACAGCGTGGAGCCGTCCGCGATGGCGAGAACGTAGCCATTGTCCGCGATGGAGACGCGACCGGTCCCGGAGACGATGGAACCGGTGCATTGCGCGGGGGTGACGTTTTCGCCTATGGTCGTCCAGCGGTACACGCTGGAGCCGAACACGCCCCAAAGGCAGGGCTGGCCGTTGGGTCCCGTGGACGACCAATGGAGCGCCCGACACGGTTCCCCGCTTTTCCAGCTGCAGGCGATGGATTCGCCGGGGGTCGGGGCCAATACCAGGTCCGTCCTGGCGTCGGGGCCGGTCTTTTCCGGGACGAAATTCACGGTTCGCTGGGCGGACACGAAACGGGCCGCCGGGGCGTATGAACCGCCGACGAACTGGACCATTTGGACGCCGCCAGCCATTGACTAGTTCCTCGAGAGGATTGTGTTCCCGGCTCCATTGTCCAGGTACGCCTGCACGGGGGTGCGCGTCGCGCAGGCGGACCGGATGGGGTCGACGAAAAAGTCCATGCGTTCCTTGATGGACGCTTTCACGTCGGCGGCGACCTGGTACCGCGACGTCAGCAGGTTCGCCAGGGACCACGTCAGGGCGCCCTGGTATTCCGACGGGACGGGCAGTTCGTCGTTTATGTGCATTTCGGGCAGCGTCCGCGCGAAACAGATTCGCATGGTCCAGCCGGCGGGAACGCGCAGGTCGAACCAAAGTTCCCCGAGCGGATAGCTGGAGATGTAGCAGCAGCGTTCGGGCAGCCCTTTGGCGTTTTCGATGGAGAACCCCGGCATTTGCGCCTGGTTCACAAGGATGACCTCGGCAGCCATGACGTTGGGGTTCGGGCCGATAAAAACGGACGTGACGGCGGCGGGGCGCTGGGCCACAATGTCGGGTTGGGTTTCGCCTACGGGCTGCGCGGGGCCGATTTTGAACCGGTTTTGCGTCGCGTTGGCGACGAAATCCAGCGTCGTCTGCTGGAACGCGAAAAACCCGTTCAGGTTCAGGGACGCGATGAGCTGGTTCAGCATTCGTTCCCCGACGGCGGCGCGGTTGCCGTCCAGGTGGTTCCCGTCGGGCAAAGCGCCGATTGCGGCGAACGCGTCCTCGATGATTTCGCGGACGTTGACCATTTAGCGCCTCCGGGGGCGGCCGGGGCCGCGCTTGGCCTTCGGGGCGTCTGCGGGGGCCGCGGGTTTCTTTTCGGGCTTGGGCGCGTCGGCGGACGCGTCTGGCGCCGCGACGGGTTCCGGTTCGGGCGCGGGTTTCGCGGCCTTGACGGGAGCGGCGGCCGCGATGGTCGCGCGCAGAATGTCGGCCTCCGCGCTGTCCGCGCGGTAGGTCAGGAATTTGCCCGGACGTTCCGGGCGGTCGTTGAACGAAAAACCGATTCCGGCAGCGACGGCGCGGTCCGCGTCGGCGTCGTCAAGCCAGCAGCAGTAGAATTTTCCGCAAACTCGTTTCATGGGTTCCCCGTTCGAAGAGTGAAAATTGCCCGGCCCCGACGCGTTCCCGACGCAGTGGTGTGTGGTTTGTACCGAGGCGCGCGGGACCGGGCGTTTTGTGAAACCCCGCGGGACGAACCCGCGGGGGTTGGAAACCGTTTAGATTTCCTTGAACACGACGGACACCCAGTTGCTGCGCGTGACGACCGAGCCGGTCAGCACGTCCAGGCGCCAGATGTTGCGGCGGTTCATGATGTCGCCCTGCTTGGAGCCGTAGAACCACAGCCCGGCCTCGCCGCTTTCGAACTTGAAGTTCTTGGCGCCTTCGAGTTCGGCCATGCGGCCGAAACCGGTACCGATACCGGGCTTCGACCACACGACGGCGCGGTGGTACGTCTTGGAGGGTTCCAGGACCTCGGACACCGTGTCGGACGCGGCGGGGAGAGCCGTCACGTTGCACAGGGCGCCGGACGTGGCCAGGGGCTGCACGACGATGGACACGCTGTTGGACGACGCGGTGGCGTCGGCCTGGGCCACGAACGTGAACGGGACGCCGGTGTCCTGACCGAACACGTCGACGCAGTTCACGCCGTCGATGTAGAACGGGGTGCCAGCGGTCACGGTGCCGGTGAGGGTCGACGCGGCGAGAACCACGGTGTTGGTCGCCGCGGTGTAGCTGGACACGGCCAGACCGGCGGTTTCGAAGTCCAGCGTGCCGGTGGCGATGTCCGACGCGTCGGGGGTTTCGAGCCAGTCGGCGGAGCTGTAGTGGCCGATGGTCTGGTCCAGGTACAGCTTCGAGATGTTGGACGTGGGGTTGAACAGCTTGGCCTCTTCGGCGGAGAATTCCGCGCGGAGCATGGGGCCAATCGCGCCGTACTTGTCGTCGTCGCTGTAGGTCGCCTCGATGGCCGAGGTGGCCAGGGCCAGCTTCTTGGCGAGGCTGTCACCGGCGCCGACGACGAACGCGGAACCGGCGCCCAGGCAGGCGGTGTTCAGCGTGTTGCGCTGGATGGTGTGGCCGAGGTTCCCGGCGAGGGGAATTTCGACCTGTTCCGCCAGGTCAATCAGTTCGTTCGCTTCGCGGACCGAACCCGACAGGTCGGTGTCGGAGAGCTGGCCAGCGGAGAACGGGACGTTGTACTGGTGGAGCGTGAGCGGGACGGTCCCGGCCGCGTACGCCATCTGCGCTTCCGAGATGGAGCCGCCGGTGCCGACGGTGCCGTAGTCCGGGAGAGCGTAGAGCATGGTGACGCCGTTCGCGGCGACCTGGTCGAACACCTTGTCGGACGCCTGCTGGCGGGTGTACTTCAGGACGGGCAGGGCCTTGGCAATCTTAATGCCAAGGACCGCGGCCAGCTTGTTGAAAACGAGGGTAGCAGCCATTGTGAATTCTCCTTCTGTTGGGCTGTTTGACTACCTGACCGCGGCCAGAAACAGCTCCTCCGCGCTCCTCGCGGACGGATTGGTCGCGGCCGCCCCCGTGCGGATGGACCCGACGGGAGCCACGGGCTTGCGTCCGGTCGCCCCGGCGTTCGCCGGTTCGGTCTGGACGGGCCTTTCGACGTACGCGACGATTTTCCGCAGAATGTCCGCCTGGTCGAACGGGTGCGAGTTGCGCAGGCGTTCGCACGTGGTCGGGTGGCCGGCCAGATAGCGCAGAACCGCCGGACCCTTCGGGTGCTGGAACAGGTACCCGGCCACGTCGTCGGAAAACGCCTCGCCGGGCTTGCCGTCGAATGCGTCCTCCATTGCGTCCTGGTATTCCTGCCTCGCTTCCGGGGTCGGGAAACACGCCTTGACCTTGTCGGTCCAGGCGGCGACGAACGCCCGTTGCGATTCGGTGCGTTCCAGTTCCTCGCGTTCGACCCGCGCCTTTTCCGCGGCCTGCTCGGCCATGCGGGTCCGGACCAGCGCTTCGACCCATTCCGCGTCCGATTTGAACGCGGACCGGTCGACCGCGGAGGCCTGGGCGGCGGGGTTCGCCTGGTCGGAGGGCCTGGCGGCGCGTTCGCGCTCCAGCTCCTCAATCCGTTTACGCTGCTGCGCATTCTGGTAGCGCAGCCGCTTCATCTGTCGGCGGGACAAATGCGTTTCGTCGTCGTTTTCGTCGTCGTCCCGGCCGGGCTTCCCGGAACCCTTGTTTTCGACCTGTTCCGGCGTTTCCGGTTCGGTCGGATTCAGCCCAGCGGCGGCCGCGTCCGTTTCCGGTTCGACCGTCTGTTCCACGCCCTGCGCGGCCTGTTCGGATTCCGCGGACGACGTTTCGGGCGCGGCGGTGGTCGTCGTGTCCTTCGCGTCGCCTTCGGCCTTCGACAGCCCGGCGCCAGCCATGAATGCGTCCAGTTCTCCAGCCATGTTTCAGACTTCCTTTCCGCCCTTACTTCGCGGAGCGGTGCGCGGTTGCGGTTTCGCCCTGCGCGCTGGCGGCGCGCCCGGCGGACAGGTTCACGCGGCGGAGCATTAGAGCGCCCCCCCGCCCAGCGCGGCCAGCATTGCCGCGTCGGCCTCCGCCTGGTCCGTCTGGGCCGCGGCGGCTTTTTCGTAATCGGCGTACGCCCTGGCGGCGTCGCGCTGCGCTTCGGCCTGCGCCTCGAACACGGCGCGGTCGTTCTCGCCCTGCTGTTTCAGCGCTTCGACCTGAAGGCGGTTCTGGTTCTGCAGCTGGACCTTCAGCAGGTCGGCGCGGGTGCGCGCCTGCGCGTTCTGCACGTCCGCGGCCTGTTCGACCAGCGCGCGCTGCATTTCCGCCAGCTGCGTTTTCAGCTGCTGGTTCTCCGCCTGGAGCGCCTGCGCATTGCCTGCGCCCTGGACGGCCTGCTGCATGGTGAAAAGCGCGATTTTGTCGACGTTCTGCTTGAACCCGTCGTCCACGCCGTCAATGTACCGGCAGGCCTGGGCGAACACGACAGGGCGGAACGTGTCGGGGGCGATGGACAGCAGCGCGATGAGGGAGCGCAGGTTTTCCTTGCGCTGGGTCCCCAGCAGCGGACCGGCGTCAATGTCGACGGACAGGTCGGCGGGGTTCATGCGGACCGCTTCGAAATCCACGTCTCGGCGGACGACGCGCTGGCCGTCCTGCGTCAGGTAGGACCGCTCCCCGCGGTAGCTGTCCGCGATGGTTTCGACGACCACGCGCCCGACGGCGGCCACGGACGTGGCCAGATTCGAATAGAGCGTTGAAAGGACGGTTTCGGCCGCCTTCGCGCGCGTCAGCGTCTCCTCGGCGGTTTGTTCGCGGCCGGGGACCGCCCCGATACCGTCCTCCGGAATCCCGATGACAGCGGACAGGGCGCGCGCGTACAGCGCGTACATGTTCGCAATGTCGGAATTGTCGACGGCGGGGTCGACCTTGACCGGCTCGGGGAACGCCTTTCCGGTGACGGGGTCGTACGGTTCGTACTTCAGCAGCGTGTTGTTCGTCCGGTTCGCGTCCGCGAATTCCTTTTCGTGACCGGCGACCGCGGGGGCCGGGGCCATGATTTTCATTGTCGGGGAAAGCGCCAGGCGTTCCGCGCCGGTCGAAATGGCGGCGTTCAGGTTCCGCTGGGCGTCGCGCGCGCGGTGGACGATACCCACGTAGCTATTTGCGCCTTGATACCGAACCGGCAGGCCGTAAACCGGGACAATCGGGACGCGGGACAGCGCCAGCTGGCGGCGTTCGACCAGGTGGCAGTTGACTACCCTGCACATGTCGACGCGGTTTTCGCGGACGCGCTTGGTCACGCCGTCGCCCAGGTCGACCTCGTGGGCCTCCCGGCTGCGTTCGTAATACGTGACGACGTCGACTTTCTTGTTTTCGTTGCGTTCGATGGCGAACCCGTGCTGGCCGACGCCCGGCTGCAGCACTTCGTCGCCGTACATGGCCGCGGCCTTGCTGGCCGGGATTCGTTCGGTGTACGCGACCCATTCCGCGTCCCGGCCGTCCGTTTCGGTGCTGGCCGGGTCCAGGACCACGGCGAACGGGTCCAGGACGGGTTCGATGGAAACGACCACGTCCGCGTTTTCGTCGGCGTCGTTCGCCCATTTCGTCGAAACCGCTATCCAGCCATACCCGCACGTCGTCGCGTTGCGCAGGGCCGTGCGGTAAGCGTTTTTTGCGCTGCTGTTCGCCTGGATGGCGTCGACGATTCCCTGCGTGGTTCTGGCGATTTCGGACGCGTCGTCGGTGAGCGCCGAAACCTGGACGCCATACGGGGCGGCGTCGTACAGGCCCATGACCCGTTCGATGTACTGGTTGACCAGGGAGAACTGTTGTTTGACGCGGCCGCGGCCGCGGAGCTTGGCGTCGCGTTCGCCGTACTGCGCGCCGGACAGCCCCGACGCGAAATCCAGGTCGGATTCCGCGCGGTCGTACACGTCGGCAACGGCGGCTTTCCCGTCGGAGACGTTTTTCAAAACGCGCGCGACCAGGTCGGCGTCGTCAAGCTGCTGCTGTTCGGTTTCCGGTGCGTCCATGCCCCATTATGGGCGAAACGCACCCCCTGCCATTTCCCGCGGTCAGTCGTCCCACGTCTCGAACGGCGTCAGGTCGACCGGGGCGGAGCGCTGCGCCGCGGTCCGGACCAGCGGAACCCCCAGCGTCGACAGGTCGCCAGGATAGGCGCAGGACAGCGCCAGGGCGTCCGCTTCGTTGGGAGAACGGCCCAGGACGGCCCGAACATTGTCCTTCGGCGCCAGCGCCAGCTTCCCGGACGTGTTGGTCCGGTATTCGATGGCCAGCAGCTCCTCGCGGAGCGTCGGCCGGTCCCCGATGGAGACGCCCAGCCCAAACCATTCCCGCGCCCGGAAAAACGCCCAGGCGCGCATGTTGGCGTAAGCGTCGTCCGGGCTGGATTCCCCGAAGTTCCGGCCGACGACCTCCACGCCGGGCATGGCCGTGGTCAGCCGGGACGGCAGGAAATGGCCCAGGCCGGTGCTGTCGACCAGGATTCGGGCGACGCGGTACCGTTCGCAGACGGACGCGGTCAGGCGGACCAGGGCGTCCTCGTTGGCCCCGGCCGAAACGTCCTGCTCGATGGCCACAATGCGCAGGCCGTCGCGGACGACCCACACGGTCGGGTCGCCGCCCCCGCCGACGTCCATTCCGCAAACCACGGCCGAACCGTGCGTCGGAGCCGGTTCGCGGCGCATGGCCGCCATGATTTGCGCGTCCGGGACGATGGACGAACCGCCCATGCGCGGGAACAGCCCGAGGACGTTAATCCGGACAGTGTCGGATTCCAGCCCGTACGTGTGTATGAGGTCGTCGATGGCCTCTTTGGACGTGAACCGGCTGGACCGGCTGTCGATGTGGAGGACGTTCCAGCCGCTCCCCTCCTGGCACGCGTTGTAAAAGTACCCGGACGACCGGGTCCCGTTTCCGCAGAGCAGGACGCGGTTGTCGGCCTCGGACAGGCCGCCCAGGATGTTGTCGATGAGTTCGGACGGGAGCTTCGACGCTTCGTCCATGATGTACAGCAGCCGGGGCGAATGCACGCCGGACACGTTTTCGACCGAATGCGCGGACCAGACGACGCGGACAATCCCCGGCCCGTTCGGGTCGCCCTTGACGTGGACCTCCTCGGTCGACGGCGTAGCGAACCAATCCCGGCAGGCGGACCCGTTCAGCAGGCGGAGCATGGGGCGCCAAAGGACGGTTTTCGACTGGGCGTCGGTGTTGGCCAGCATTCGCACCTCGGCGCCGGGGAACATGAGCATGTACCAAAGCGCCAGGACGCCTTCGACCCACGTTTTGCCGATACCGCGGCCGGAAACGACGGCGACGCGCTTCCCGTCGTGGACGGCCTGGGCGATTTGCGTCTGGTTTTCGTCCAGCTCCACGCCCAGGACGTCGACGGCGAATCCCGGAATGTCGTCGCGGTACCGCTTCCGGAATTCCAGAACGTCCTCCACGGTGACGCGTTCGGCCTGAAAAAGGGCGCTATCGAGCATGTTTTAACCCTCCTCCGCCAGAATGGAGCGCAAGTTTGCAGTTTTTCGAGCGGTTTTTGCGCTAACTTCGGTTTCGCCTTGCCTATTTTGTGCAATTTCAAGCGGTTTTTGCGTGGTCGCGTCGGCGGCGTTCGTCAAGTTTGCCAGTTCGGGGTCAGCTTTCCGCAAAGCGTCCGCAAGAGAGACGTTGACTTGGACCGCGACGGGGCTGTTTTGGGCCGCGGAGCGTTCGGGCATGACGTAGTAGTCCAGCGCCAGCTTCGTGGACGCGGCGTTGGCGTTCTGCATACCGGTGACCAGGGATTTCACGGCGAGTTTCCCGAGGTTCGCGGCGATGAGGTGCCTGCAGTCGGCCAGGGCGGCGGAAAAGACGGGGTCGGCCTTTTCGTACTCGTAGATGGTGTTGGCCGTGAGCTTGTCGTGTCCGTCGGCGGCTTCGTTGTAGAGCGCGACGGCCTGAGGGATGTTGCCGCAGGTGGTTTTTGCGAATTCCAGGAACGTGGCTTTTCGGGCTGCGCGACGTTCGGCGCCGGGCGTCTGCTCGGGCTTGTTTTTGCGCAGGCGAATGCGGGGCTTGGTTTTCGGGATGAGGTTCTTTTTCGGTCGTGCCATTGTCAGGGCCTCCGGTGAGCTGTACGGGCGTTTTCGCCCGGGTCGGTGTCGTTGGGCTGGAAAGGAACGAAACGGGCGTGGCGCACGTCCACGCACGGCGAGGCGTCGTTCTGGGCGTCGGGGTCCTCCTCGGGCAGTTCCGCCATGAGGACGTCCCACGTTTCCGGGTCCAGGCGGACGCAGCGGATGGAGGATCCGCGGGGGACGGAAACGGGACCGGCGAACCTGGAACGTTCGTCGCGGCGGACGGACAGGCAGTTCAGGTGTACCAGGTGCAGGAACGCGCGCGCGAGGGACCCGGCGTTTGGCCGGTCGACGTCGAATTGCCAATAGGCCAGGACGAACCCGTCCCAGGACCTGGCCAAGTTCTCGCCGGGTTCGATTCGCCAAGCGCGGACCTTCGACAGGAACGTCCAGAGCGCGGAGCAGTTTTCGTTCGAACGCTGCGCAAAGAACGCGCGCAGAATGTCGTCGGAAACTTCCCCCCTAATACCCCCCATGACTTTCATTCTTTTGCAATTATTCACACGCAGAAAAACAGTCTCCCTTTGGGTGTTTTTCTGCGTGTTCTTTATTGCTTTATTTATTAGACGCGATGTACTTTTGGAAGTACATACTGAAGTACTTACGGAAGTACTTACGGAACTACATACGGAAGTGGCTTTTTTGTTGGGCATTTTTAGGCGCTCCGCTTGTTGGACAAAACCAATTTTCTAGGCGCCTCGCCGGGCGTTCCGCCAATCCCGGCGGCGACCTTCGGGGCCAGTTCGACGCCAGATTTTCTGGACGCCTCCAGGTCGCGCAGGACGGCCGCGTCGCCCTTGACCGCCTCCATGTTTTCCGCCATGTCGGCCAGCGTCCGCCAGCAGGCTAGCCGGACGAATTGCCCCGTTCCGGCCGCGCCCAGCCGGGCCGCGGCTATCTGTAAGACCTTCAGCTCCTCGGAGGACACGGCCAGCGGGAACCGGCAATCGGCTACGCGAATCATTCGTCGACCCTCCAGTGAAACGCCATGCACCAGCAGTTCATGAGCATATCGCGCAGCACGTAGCCGAACCACGGCGTACGGCGCTTCGTTTCCCGCTGGTCCAACGCCAAACGCAGCGTGTGCAGCATATCCATCATTTCGGACCGGAATTCGTCGTCAGGGAGGTCCGACAGGTCCGTCGAAAGGTCCCACAATTCGCGGCTGCGCTTCATGTCGTCATTCATTTGGCCGCCTCCTGGCCCGCTATGTCCGCCATGTCCGCCATAAGCGTGTCCGACACGCCCCGGACCACCGCCCTGGTCGCCTCCATGCGCCGGACCGTCGACCACACGGCCGCCTCCGCCGACGGGGACGCCTCGAACCACCGGGCGACCTGTTTCAGCACGTCCAGGCACGTGCGCAGCTGCTGGTCCGCGATTACGCAGGCGAACGCCGTCAGCACGTCCCGGTCAAGATTCGCGCCGTTCATTCCGCCCCCCTTCGATTTTACGGCGCGCGTCCAGCTCCGCGTTCATCTGGTCCCATTGCCACAAAACGCGGTCTTTGACCGCGCCCAGCGCCTCGCGCGTCCCGTCCGGGCCGTCAATGGTCAGCGCCCGGCAAACGTCCAGCACCGTCCCCAGAGACGCCCGGACCGCCAGCAGCGCCCGGATTTCCTGTTTCACTTCGGCCAGGTTCTGTTCCATTGTTCGCCTCCTAGATTTTGGCCTGTTTGATGTTCGACGTATCGCGGACCAGCTGCTCGATGGCGGACCCCGCCGCGGCCTCCAGCTCCGCGAACCAATGCGCGTCCGCGTTCACCGTGTCCGGACGCGTCAGCCCGTGCGCGCACGTCCGCCAGCAGGCGAACCGAATGAAGTCGCCCAGCGTCGCGAACCCGGCCGTCTCCGCCCAGGTGCGCAGCGCCAGCTGCTCCCCGTCCGTCACGTTCGCCCAGATTTTGGATTGGCGTTCGCGCATAACTACCCCGCCGCCTTGTTTTTGCCCAGCGCCTTGACCGCCGCGCGTTCCTGTATGGAAAGCGGCCAGGAAATGGCTGCCGCCCGTTCCGCTGCCGCCCGTTCCGCTGCCGCCCGTTCCGCTGCCGCCCGTTCCG